TTCCCATCTCTGTTGTACATCCCAGGCATCTAGTCCAGCACCTACAAAAGGCAGTATGCTGCCAGCTCTTCTCATAGCTTTACCTAAGGCTGAGACATCTTCAACTGGTAGTTTGTTTTTTGCAGCAATCCTTTCTAGTTCTTCAGCCATCTGGGCCTCAGTCATAGGCTTTCCAGTCACATCTATATCTCTGCGTAAATAACGTTCTCCAGAATCTATATTAAATTTATCCAGTGTTTGATTACTAGGTAGTTTAGGTACTTCAACAGGCTTCTGTGTACCAAACCCAGATAACTCTTTCCAGGCTAGTTCACCTCTTTTAAAGGCTTCCTTTTTAGGTATACGTCTGTTTAAGTATTCGTTTGCCCTTTGGTTTCCAAGTGCATTTCTTGCTAACTTTTCTTTAGTTAATTCTATACGGCCCATTCTCTCTAGATACTGATTCCATTCCTTGAATGGTATCGGTCCTGTAGTAATTTGACCTTTCATCTTAACGTCAAAGTCGTCTATTATATCTCTAGCACCTTTAACTAAATTATCCTTAGCATCTAAAACTTGAAGATTACTTAATCTATGCTCACCTTTATTTGCCAAAGCTTTTATATGATCAACATGATAACCATTCTTAGCAGCAAATTCATATAGTTCATCTATAGCTTTCCATTCCCAAGGTGATAGTAGAGGTGTTTGGCCTAACTCTCTAGCTCTACGAACCGCTTCGTTTATAGATGCTCTTGCGCTAGGAGTTACTTTATAGAACTTACCATCTGGAGCTTTTAATGAGCTACCTACACGAGTCTTACCTTTACTTTCAAAGAAATATTTCATACCCTTATGTTCGAATGAAGCTTTTGCCCTTGATTTACCTGCCAGGTCTCTAGCTTCTACTCTTTCAAGATATTTTGCAAATTCTTCACGAACTACACTATCTGGTACAGCACCGTTAGCCCATGTTTTACCTTCCTGAATATCAACTATATCATCCGCTGGTAGAGCTTCTGTATCACGATTATCTAAAATAAAGCCCTCAATACTCCCTGTATATTCATTATCTGGTGATTTCCAAAGGTCTCTTAAACCTGAATCCTCGTTCAGTGTAATTTGGTCATCACCTCTAAACCATCTTTTATATAGCTTATGTTTTAAGTCAGCTCTATCAATAACATCACCTACAGCATCTTCTTCTGCTCCAGGGTTTAATTCCCAAATACCTTTAGGTAAAGCTTCTCTAACTTTATCAAACTGGGCTTTCAGAGCTTTCATATCAAGCCCTTCTACACCCTTAACATCAATAAAACCAGTATTTAACTTAGGGTCATATGTTATTTTAACAGCATCTCCTACTTGAACTTTTGTTTCTCCAGTAAAACGTCGTGCTCTAGATCTAACACCAACTGCTTTTGGTGCTTCATAAACTCCATAACCACCCTGTAAAGTTGATCGGGTATCATTGAGTGCTTGGAGAAGTAACTCTCTCAATTCTTCCAGTGGAAGATCTATTGGTATCATCGTGCTGTACGTAGTAATAGGTGGCAAATCCTACTGGTCCTATTATCCTTAATAGTAGTAGAATTAATAATAATCTTTTCATAGTGCATCGAAGCTTCGCCTATGTTCGATAGGGTGAGAGGGAATTTGTTGTCTTCCCTCTCAATTTGACCGCTGTTTCCACACACGAGGAGCACCACTTCCCCGTGTATTAAGTGACATTTAATAGTACAAATGCCTAAACCCAGGTAGGGACACGTTTTCCTTTGGATTTACCTCGTGCCTCTTTACGCTGATTTAAGTTCATTCCAAGTACTAAATGGTTAGCAGCAGATTGAGGATCATCTATCCAAGCTTCTTGTAAATCTAACCATTCTTCATTCTTACGTCTAGCTACCTCTCGGGTGGCTGAGAGAGCGAGGGCGTCAGTGAACCACTTGACTCCTTGGGCGAGAGCATCGATTCGGTCATCGTGCTTGACGGCACCACGCTCTCTGCACATTCTGGAGAGCTGGTATCCAAGCATATATTGGAATCTAGATTCACTTGCTGCATCAGCATTCGAGTTATAATCCCATTGTATAACCTTGGGATCAACAACCAACCTGTGCTGATTAAACACAGGCTCAAGACTGTCAATAATCCTATCTTCTTTCCTGACATTAGCTCTAGTCTCCTCTATAGAAATGTTTGTTTGTGTCTGTTGACAATGTTTACGGAATAGTTCTGATACCATACCGTCTCCAAAGTTTGATTCAATTAATAAAGTTCCTACTTTATATTTTCTGCAACGCTTTAAAATCTCTAACAATGTATGGTCGCTATAACCGTCTCTAGAGGCCCAAACCTCATGTAAGTATATAAAACCATTCAATTGTGATAAGAAGCACGCTACAGTCTCATCTGAGCCACGTCCGGAGGGGTCCACGGAGCATATAGTCTCGGTGTAGGAGGTCCATTGTCCTTGAACCTGCATTGGACTATAGAAATAGTCACCAGGAAGGCCGACGCAAGGAAGATCCTTGATAATGTTGTCAGGACTCGAACACCATATAATGTTTTCGGGTGCATTCTCAGGGTTAACAGGGGTTACGATAAGGTCAGCAAACTTAAGAGGGAACTTTTCAGCGTCAGATAAGCTGGTGTCCAGCATAAACTGTAGCATAAAGTTAGATCTACCCATCGCTGATTCACGTTCAAGTAGATCATTCTCTCTAAATCTTGTATCTGTTGGCTTCCACGCAAGATCATCTTCATCATCTAAGTCTTTTTCTAGCTGTGGTGCCAGTAAACCATCGTACATAGCCACCTTTCGGGGGTACCTAGCTGGCCATACAAAAGGTTTATAGTTTCGTTCTCGTAGTTTGTTATAGACGGTGAAAGTAGTCTGAGGAGTACCAAGGAACATGATACGAGAATCAGACTTAGGAGTGAGAATAGACTCACATTCAGTAACCAGTTGTAAAAGTTTTTCACGTTGCAGCTCTGTCATAGAGTTGTTTGGTACTTCAACGTCGTCTAGGACCATTAAATCGGCCCTAGATCCAGTTAACTGTCCTGTTATACCAACGGATTTAACAGAAGGTGCCTGGTGTGGTCTAGCTGGGCCGACATCAAACGATACTCGGCTCCATCTTTGGTCATCATTTTTTGGTCTAAGGTGGCTTAACCACGGAACCTCTAGGATTAATCTTTGACAGAAGATTGAGAAAGCATCTGCCCGATCTTTAGACGCAGAGACGACCATGATTTTCTTATCATTATCGTTATAGAGTGTCCAAAGAACAAAAGCCGCAGTAATCCAAGATTTACCAACACCTCTAAAAGCTTGAATTTGGAGTCTCTTTGGTCCATTTTGGATAAATTCTGCGATACACAACTGTGCTCTAGTAGGTTCTGGTAATTCTAAATGCGTCCAAACAGCAGTTAGGAAGAATCTAAAATCTGTTTTTAGTTGTTCTTCAATATGCATACTCTTGGATTACGTCTAGTACTTTGTTTAAATACTCATCAGCGCCTCTACACTCCTGTTCAGTCATCTCATGACGTTCACAGCGACTGTAAAGCTCGTTTTTGAGTTTCATTGCTCTAGCCTGCATGTGAGGCTTATCAAGGGAACCGTTCATCTTTTTAACCGGTTAAAAGTTTTTAGTAAGTACCTCGATAGAGCCACGAATCATCTTCATGTTTATATTCTCTTTCGTTTAGTACTTCGTGTATGATTTCTTTAAGTTCTTTGCGTTCCATATCTGTAAAGATTGTCAGCTCTTTAACAGGCATGGGTGGATACTCCACAGGTTCTGTGGGTGCATAACCAGATATAAGATCTCCAGTCATGCCTTGGGTGTCTATTTTATCCATGATAATATGCGGTCTTCTCTAAAAGGGTCTGGAGGAAAATTACTCCTAAACCATTCTAGCCAGTTCGTACTCCCTTTACTTTGATTACACTCTCTACAGGCAGGAACACAGTTACTAGCATTGTTATGGCCTCCGCCGCTTCGGGGATTAACATGGTCAATGGTAAGATTGTGTTCATGATGTTTTTGTCCACAGTAAATACATTCATAGTTGTTTGCCTCTTTGATAGCTTGTCGCCACAGTCGCTTTGCTTCGGCTGAGTTCATAGCTAATAGATAGTAATTGTAGTGTTTGAAGGTTGGAAGTACGGGTGTGCTCATAGTTTACCGCGATTTCTGGCTCTGTTTTTAGATGCATCCTCTCTTACTAACGTACCTCGTTTAGTATGTGAGAAGTCCTGGCCTCCTTTACCATATACTCCAGCTTTACGCCTAGCACGGTTAAGTTCAGCTCGGTACTTTTTGTTGATCTTGAGCTTGTTCCTCTGCCGTTGAGCAGCATTTTTCTTGGCTCTGGACAGAGGATTCTTGCGGTAGTTCCTAGCACTCTTCTTCAGTTGTGATGTTGGGAGTTTTTTAGGAGCCATTATCGATGTATAGCATTTTGTACTGCATCAAAATCAACCTTAGGCATTAGATCGGCTAACTTTCCAAGAGGAGAGTCGTCAAAGGCTATACCTGTGATGTCATTTTTAGCTAGCCAATCTGCAGCAGCTTTTAGGTCAGCTGTTGTTGCTTCACCTGATTTGATCCTGGCTAAAAACTCCGTAGTTAAAATGCTATGAAGCTCATCGAATTGAGCCTCAGTAGCACGTTTTGTTTTAGCCTTGGTAGTCATTAGGAGTCTTCCTTATAAGCTGTTATTTCAATTGTACCAGTACCGGTACCATTAACTCTAGCAGCAAAATAAATATCGTTACCACTGTTGAATGGTAACTTGATGTTCAACCTTTCATCTTGTTTGATGTAATGAGTGCTAGAACCTGATGCAGCATTTACATTCCATCGATGATCTTTATCTCTAGAGTATACAGAAATACATCTGTTAGCATAAGGGATCACTTGAGTTGTATCGTTGTTCTGCTCAGTATCTAATTGATAATTATCAGTAGGTTCTTTGAAAGCATCAGCGGTTCTTGCAAGGGCTACAGACATGTTTATTTTTCACCAGGGAATAGATTTTTTCTAATAAGTGCCACAGCCTGATCATCCAGGGTGTTTTCTGTGGATGCTACCAGTCCTTCTAGCAGGTCAATGATTAATTGCTTTACTGCTGTGGACTTAAGAAATGCGAAAAGGATAGGCTTAATTAGTACGATCATTGTTTTAGTAAGTTAGCGTTTGTCAAGTGTGCCACGAGTGGCTTTGTCTGAAAGTTTCCCAGGAGTCTTTTTAACAACAACTGGTTCTACTTTCTTAGTCTTTTTAGTTTTAGGTTTTTCTGCTGTTTCAGTCATTAGTTTTGATTGATTACTGAAGATATAGGAACAACATCTGAACAAAGGTGTTCAAAATCTGATCCTGGACGTATAGTGAAGCCTTTCTGTTGAAGCCCAGCACAATTATTCATTCTGACAAGCTCGTAGTCTAGCCTCATTTTTTCTTCTTGTCGTATAGCTATCTGTCTACACTGATCAATAAGTGACGTGTCTAACGGTACCATAAAGTTTAACTGAACACCCCAGTTCTCACTAATAACATACCCATCATCTGTTTGAGGTTGAGTATCGTTACCCATATAAAATGGCGAGAAGGTCATTGTAGGACCATTACATGAAATGTTAGGACCATAATACTGACGACTAGGGGCTCCATTATTCTGGAATTGCACGGCTTGATTGGTTACATTTCCAGTCGCTGCCGCCACCGGATTGGAGGTGTTATTAACTTCTGGTTCGCTAGCCCTTACTGCCGGAATCCCCGCTATTGCGAGAAGACCGACAAGGATGTAGTTGTAGCGTTTGTAGTTATGTTTCGAGTGGTATCGATAGTTTGAACTACTCCTGCTGCTCTGGTTACTGTTTCTAGTGTGAATGGGTCTCCTGCTGTGTGTATCTGAAATACTTGGTTGGCATGAGTTATTCCACCAGTTGCAGAGCCATTTGTTGTATCGATTTGAACGTTTTCTCCAGTCCACCTGGAATATGCTCCTCCAAATACTTCTGTTTCGATTGACTCTGTTATAGTCTGAGTGGTTGTAGTGGTCGCCTGCATTGAGCCTTGTGTAAAGGCTGGAGTTATTAACTCTGCTTTTGCGGATAGAGGTGTTAGGATTATCAGCGGAAGAAGCCATAATAGTTTCATTCTTCTTTCTTTTTATACATAGGACAATTAACAGGCGTAGCAGCACCTTTATCTTTATTATTACCAGTGGTCAAGCCAAAGGTGGCCAATGCACCAGTAAACACCGAAGCAACGAACGTGATATCTGAGTTACCAGATTTTTGTATCATTGGTACTTCAACATAATTTAATGTAATTATTGCTCCAGACCAAACAACTACGCCAAGTCTGACGAATGTTCCAAGGATCTGGATATGGTGTTCTTGATCTTCAGCAGCATCTTTTAGTTTGCCGAGGAATCCTTTTTTTCCTTCCTTTTTTTCTTCCATGCATCAACTCTTGATTGTAGTTGTTTTTGTACTTTTTTCTTAATGGGTTCAAATAAAGATTGTGCAACAGTAGTAGTTGCTACAGCCACTACCGCAGTAGTTACAGCTGTTACAACCACTTCTACTGGAGGTACTGGCATCTGTATGTCGATGATAGGTATCCTTAAAGTTGGTGTTGCAGGTTGTTCTGTAGTCTCTTCTCCTTCCTCTGCCTGAACGCCCTCAGGACGCTCTAGATCAGCCGGAGGGATGACCATGGGTATATATGATGGAATCTCTGCTTCAGGCACCTTCAGGAGCACCCTAGGCGCCTTATACGCAGCAGGTAGCTCTAAGGTAGGTGCAAGTAGTCGTGGATGGTCCATGAATTATGCAGATTCTAGTGCAGCAACTTTAGCTTTAAGTGTTTCTACTTCTGTGGATAGTTCTTGCACTGCTTTAATAAGTGGTGCTATAAATTCCTCATACCTAAGACCATAAGTTGTCTTCGCTGCTATCCGAACATCACCTATATTTTTACCCTCAGGAAGTATATCCCAATCTTCATATTTTACTTCAGAATTATCTGTTTTAATAAACCCAGCAAAATCAGCAGTAGACTTACCTATATCAGATAATGTTGTTTCTATATCCTGAGAAATAAGACCATAGTGTGTTCTAGTCTTACCATTGAATTTATAAGAGACTGGTTTTAATTTATTAACAAAGGATAAACCTAAATCAGAATCTACAATAGTATTCTTTTCATTTCTATCTGAAGTACTAACGGATCCACTAGAAGCATAGATATTATCCCATCTTTCATTTGATGCTCCTAAATCATATGTATCATCACCAGTGGGAATAAAATCCCCATTAGGCTGTGCACCCCAACTAGTTGTGGCGAATTTCTGACCACCATTATAAAATAATTTTACTGCCCCATTTGAATTAGCATCGATTAGTCTTTCAGTTGTTCCATATTGTTGAACAAACAAACCGGCATCAGTCTGTATATATAAATCTCCTGTTCCGTTATGGTTTATATAACTATGGTTTGCATCAT